GATCTTGCCCTCGACTCCACCCAGCTTGTAGAGGATGTCGCCATGGCTGACGTCGTGCTCGGGCATGGAAAGTGTGTCCGTCATGGGGGAGTCTATTTCAACCGCCAGTATTCCGGACTGCGGCCGTAGTAGCTGGTGTAGCTGCCGGCCGATCCGACCCAGGAGAATGTCCCCCGGCTGGAGCTGTTGCTGATGATCGAACCGTCGTTCTGCACGATGCCGATGTGTGGGTATGGGGGGCTGCCGTTGTCGCGCATGATCGCGATGGCACCAGGCTCGGGGCCTGAGAGGAGGGTGCCGCCGCCGGCGGCGAGCGCTGCCCGGGCGTTGGGCACGTAGTTGCTGCTGCCCCAGGGCGGCGTGATGCCGGCGTTCCTGAGTACCTTGTTCACGGCGTAGACGCAAGCGTTGTTGCCGCCGTCGGGGCCGCCACGGGTGTTGATCCCGCGCGCGCGGGAGGCGGCACTGGACAGCGCTGCAGCCTTGCGGGTTGGCGGGAGGCCGTCGTTCGCGCCGCGGCCCGTCGCCCAGCCGTCGTTCTCGTCGCCCTGCGTGCCGCACTCGATCGAGCTGGTGTAGCCGCCGCTGCCCGAGAGGTCGTGGGTCACGCTCTTCACGTTCCACGTGCCATCCACCTCCGGGCGAAAGCCCTGCAGGGTGACGAGCCCCTCGGCGTTGAGCTCCGGCCGGCCCGGCATCGTGATCGCCACCCGCACCTCGCCAGCGCGGAGGGACTGGAGGCGGCTGTCGGCCGCCTTTTGCGCCTCCGCCTGGGAGGGGTAGAGCTGGCGCTCCTCGAACGCCGGCAGGCCCCCGGCATCGGCCCCGGCCGAGAGGGTCTTTTCCTTCTGGGTGGTGCGATCGAGGTAGCGGGCGGTGACCTTGCCGTAGGCACCCCGGTTCTTCAGGTTCGCCCGCCAGGTGGTGACGTCGGTGGGCTTGAGGGTGATCGTCGTGCCGGCCTGCCCCTCGCCCCGGGGCACCAGCACCAGCTTCCCGTCGGCCGGCTTGATGGTCGCCTTGTACTTCTCCGCCAGGCGGGTGAGGAAGGCCTGGTCGCTCTCGTTGGTCTGGTCCTCGTGCTTGATCTGCGTGCTGGCCAGGCTGCCCTTGATCACCACCTGCAGGCCGTTGCGCTTCCCGATCTCCTGCGCCACCGCGCCGAGGGTCTTGCCGTGCCAGCTCTGGGACCGCTGCTCCTTCACCAGCTCCGGCGCGGTCTGGGCGGCGGTGGCCCTGATCACCATGCTCCGGGGCCCGCCGGAGAGGTCGATGTCATCTACCGCGAAGGAGCCCATGTAGACCGGCAGCTTGCCGCCGGTGCTGTAGCCCAGCCAGACCTTCAGCCATGCGCCGCTGCGGGGCACCGGAACCTGGCTGGCGCGATCATCGAGGGTGATCTCCAGGCTGTCGCTCGTCTGCCCCGCCTCGTCGGTGATCCGCAGCGACACCAGCCGATCCGCCACCGCCTTGGTGACGTCATCCCCATCGGCCACGATCTTGAACGCTGGTTTCGTCATGTGCTCCAGATGCGCAGCGTCTCGGTCGCCTCCGGCTGCGGCAGATCCGGTAGCTCAATGACGAGGCCCTGCGGCAGGATCGGCAGCAGATCCGCCAGGTCGCGGTTCACCGCCAGCACCGCCTCGACGGTGCCCTGCGTGCGGCCGTAGAACCGGTGGCAGATGGCGTCCAGCTCATCGAACTGGCGGGTGATGTACTGGGTCATGGCTGCACAAGCTGGCGGACGGACTGGGTGACGAAGGGATCGACATCCAGGATGGTCGAGATCGTGGCGGCGTTGCTGATCAGGCTGCCGAGGGCCTGGCCGTTCTCCACTCCACCGCCGAGGGTATTGAGCATGGCGGAGGTGGCGGGGCGAAGCGCTTGGAGCGCGACGCTCATCGCCGGCGCGCCGCGGCCGAGGGCCATCTGCTGGACCATCTGCGCCGCGCTGATCCCAACCTGCCCCCAGATCCCCTGCTGCGGGATGGAGAGGCCAGCGAGGCCGAAGGCGTTGAGCGCCGCGCCGACGTAGTTGCCGCTGGCAAGGCTGCCGGCGATCGTCGCCAGCTGGCCGATGTTGAAGCCCGCCCCGCGCGCGGCCTGCACCACGGGTGCGGCGATCGTGTTGACGACGGCAGCGGCGGAGCCGACCCCGGTGAACTGCGCCAGGCTGGCGACGGCAGGCAGCGCAGCACCAACGGCCGTGATGCCAGCGACACTGCCGGGAGCGGCGGCTGCCCCTGGGTTGTCCTCCCCGTAGCGGGTGAGCTCCAAGGAGAAGGTGATGGCCCGGGCGGCACCGTTGGCCATGAAGGTGGACTGCCCCTCGCGCACGCGCCGGAGCGCCCACTTCCCGTGGACGCGACCGAGGCCATCGGTGAGCATCAGCGGCTCGCCCTTCACCGCCGTGTCTCGCAGCTTCTGGATCGTCCTTTGCGTGCCGGAAAAGCCGGGGTAGAGGGTGCCATCAAGGGTGATGGTCTGCTCGCCGGGGCCGAGGAACTGAGCGGCAGGTTCACGCAGCAGTCGCTCCTGCACCTCCCAGCGGTAGTTGGCGGTGCGTTCCAGGGTCTGGGGCGCACCGTTGGCCAAGGTGAACTGGAACTCGCCAAGTTGAAAGAGGGCGGCCATGGTCGTCAGTCGTTGAGGGCGAGGCGGTAGGTGGAGGCCATGCTGCGCTGGAACTCCTCTAGCGCATCGAGCACCGCCGCGCGGATGTCGGTGGCATTGCCGCTGGGGGCGTTGATGGTGATGCCGCCGGCGTTGAAGGTGAACTGCTTGGGGGTCGCGGCGGCGGGACGTGGAGCGCGGGAGATGATCCGAGATTGGCGCTCAGTACGTTGCTCGTCTCCGGTGATGCTGCCCCCACCCATTGCACGAGGCTGGGCGGCAGGCGCCAGCTGAGAGATGCGAGGAAGGATGTGGCCGGAGCGATCGGGGCGGAAGATCTCGGGCCGCCGCTCACCCACCAGGTAGTCCATGCCGGCGAGGACGCGACCGCCGAGGGCGCGGGGCTGCGGGGTGGGTCCGACCGCGACTGGAGCAGCAGGCGCGGCCCCGCCGCCGCCGCCGCCGGAGACCATCGAGCCGATGCGCTGCACGGCACCGCCGACCCAGGAGAAGAGGGCACCGGCCCTGGCCTTCAGGCCGTCGATGATGCTGCCGATGATCCGCTGGCCGATGCCGCTGCCGGTGAACAGGTTGATGATCAGCGCCGGGATGGGGGCGAACACGGCGAGCATCTGCTGGCCGGTGCGGATCGTGGCCTGGATCACCGCCTGCCAGAGGCCAGCGAAGAAGCCGCTGATCGGCTGCCAGTTGCGGATCACCACGTAGGCCAGGGCCACGACGCCACCAATGGCAGCGGCAACACCAGCAATCGGAGGAACCACCAGCGCAAACACGGTGCCGAGGCCGGCGATCACCGGGAACACGGTCGCCGCGGCCCCGATGGCGGTGGCAATGGTGCCGATCGCGCCAACCACACCAGCGATCACCGGCAGCACCAGCACCAGGCCCGCCAGTGCGCCGCCGATCGCCACGACCCCGGTCATCAGGCCAGGGTTCGCCGCCGCCCAGTTGGCGATCCCCTCCACCACCGGCGTGATGAACTCCGCGATGCGTGTGAGCGGGGGCAGCAGCGCAGTGCCGACCGTGATGCCCAGCCGCTGCGCGCTGTTCTGGAAGCTCGCCAGCGTCCCCTGAAACGTCCCGAGGCTGCGCTGAAAGTCCTTCTCCACTGTGCCGGCTGCAGCACTGCCGCCGGCTTCAGCCTTCAGCTTCGCGTACTCCTGCCGGTACTTCATCAGCGACATCAGGGCCAGCTTGGCCTCCTTGTCGCCGAAGATCTGGGAGAGCTTGAACACGTCGCCGCCGGTGACGCGCTGCAGCTCTGCCACCGCCGCCTCCATCGGGTTGATGCCCTTCGCACGGGCGTTCTTCAGCACCTGCTCGATGTTCACCCCGAACTTGCTGAAGTTCTTCACCGCATCCGGCGAGGTCATCTTAAGCATTGCGTCGGTGAGGCGCGTCGCAGCCTGGCCTGCATCCGGCGCGTCCTTCCGCACCATCTGCATCATGCTCGCCAGCGCGACCGCACCCTGCCGGCCCTGGATGCCGAGGCTGCCGGCCGCCGCAGCGATGGTGGGCATGAACTGCGCCATGTCCTTCAGCTCGAACGCGCCCGCCTTGCCGGCGAACGCGAGCGCATCGAACGTCGCCTTCAGCTCCGTCGGCCGGATCTTCATCGCGTTCTGCAGCTGGAAGCCGGTCTTGGTGACGTCGAGCAGATCGGAGTTGGTGGCGGTCGCCACCTTGCCCAGCGCCTCCATCGAGGCGACGGCATCCTTCAGCTCCAGTCCCTGGGCCACCAGATCCTGGATGCCCTGCGCCAGCTTCTCCGGCGCGAGGTTGGTCATGTTCCGGCTGCTGAGCCGCAGCACCTCCGTGCTGAGCCCCTTCAGCTCGACGGCCCCCACGTTCGCCGTTTTGCCGATGTCGCTCAGCACCGCCTCGAACGATGCCGCGGAGCGAATGCTGGCCCCGATCGCCACCGTGATGCCCGTCGCGCCGATGGCGGCCTGCTGCCAGAGGGCGGAGTCGAACATGCCCTTGAAACCCTTGCGGCCGGCGATCGCCGCATCGTTCATCGTGCGGTTGACGTTCCTCCCGAACGACGACACTTGAAACTGCGCAGCCTTGATCGACTTGCCCAGGCTGGCCGCGACCTTGCCACCGATCTCGACGGTGATCTTCTGTGGCCCGCTGCCGCCGATCATGCCTGCCTCATCGCCTCCGCGATCCCATTCTCAACCACCTCGGCCTGATCAAACCAGGCCCAGAAGTCATCGAGCTCCAGGTCCAGCAGTTCGGCCAGGCCCCAGCCGGTTGCCTTTGCCAGGATGATGACCGCCCGGCGAAGTTCGTCCACTGCTACGACCTGGCCACCCTGAAAGCCAGGACCTGCGCCTCCAGCTTGCCCCAGTTGATGTCGTCGAACTCGAGGACGTCCTCGTAGAGGATCTCGCAGAGGTTCGCGACGAGGTGAACGGTCTGCTCGCTTTCGTTGCTGGAGGCCTTGGAGGCGGAGACGCGATCGCCGACCTTGGGCCGGCGCATGATCACGTGATCCACCTCCACGCCGCTGACAGTCTCCGGGAAGTCGAAGACCACCTTCACGCTCTGCTCAGGCCGCTGCTGCTTGGCTGCCATCATCAAACCCCAATCGCCTGGCGGATCGTAGCGAGCTGATCAACGCCGTCGATCTTCCGCACCATGTTCACCTTGTCGACCTCGACCAGTTCGCGGCCGCCGATGGTGAGCTTGAAATAGCGGAGGCCCACGGTGAACTTCGGCTTGGTGGTGTCACCAGCCTTCCAGTCGCCGGGCTCCAGCTGCTTCACCATGCCGGTCATGTTGACCACAATGGCCACCGCATCTTCACCATCGCGTCGCATCGCACCACGGGCGGTCAGCTGTTTGTCGGCGCCGGAAAGGCCGTAGAGGGCGATGATGTCGGGGTTGAACTCCAGCAGGTCGAAGCTGGCCTCCAGCTTCTCCATGCCCATGTCGTGCTCGATCGGGGCATCCATCCCGCCGGCGCGCACTTCCTCGACCTTGGTGGTGAGAGTGGGCAGGGTGAGGGTGTCGATGGTGCCAGCGAGGCCGCGGCCATCGACGAACAGAGAGAAGTTCTTGAGGATCCTTGGGATCATGGGTCAGTCCTCGGTGGGGCAGGTGTTGGTCAGGCGGCAGGGAGCGCAGCGAACAGGTCGACCACGTAGGTGTTGACCAGGTGGCTGCGGAACGTGACGCGCTCGGCCGGATAGGGAGGCGTGAACTCGAAGTCGAACACCACCTGGCCATTGGCGATGGATGTGGGGGTGTTCTGCTCAGGGTCCACCCAGACGTCGCCGCCGAGGATGGCGCCGCGGGCCTTGAGGGTGCGCAGGTACTGCCGCACCGACTCCATCACTTCTTCGAGGTAGGTGGCGGTGATGCAGCGATCAACCGCCCACAAGTGCCCCCGGAGGATCGACTCGTTGATCATGTCCGCTGTGCGCACCACCGAGAGGAACGAGTAGAGCGGATCGGTGGAGAGGGTGCGGTTGCCCCAGAGGCGGAAGCCACCCTCACGGATGACCGTGGCGACGTTTTGCTCGTTGAGCAGGTTGGCGCGGGAGTTGGCGTCGCCCAGGGCGAAGTCAATAGCGCGAGACGTGGCCTCGATGCCGTAGACCTCCTTGTTGGAGGGGGACCACCAGAAGCCCAGCTCGTTGTCGGTGCGGTTGATGATGCCGGCGACAGCGGGCGAGGCGGGCATGGTGACGCCACCCACCACCACCCAAGGATCGACGAGGTAGACCCGGCGGGAGCCGAAGTCATCGGCGGCCTGGATCGCGGCGGCGTCGGTGGTATTGGGCCCGTCGGCGATGATCACGGCCCGGAGGCGATCAGCGATGCTGAGCAGCTCGGAGACGACCCGGTTGCGGACGGTGCCCTTGGTGGCGGTGCCGGCCACCGCTTGGACACCACCAGAAGGCGGAACCCCGATCGTGACGGTGACCGTGCCGGTGTAGTTGGTGCCGGGGTTGGTGATGGTCAAGGAAATCACCTTGCCGGCGTTGGCCCCGGTGCCGAGCACCGCGACGGCGGTGGCCTGCACACCGTCGGTGGCGGGAGCGCTGATCGTCACAGCCGGGGCGGTGACGTAGCCGCTGCCCTGGGTGGTGACGGGGATGCTCAGAATGCCGTTGGCGTGCCGCTGATGGGTGAAGCCGGGGGCGATCAGCACTTTGGGCTGGAAGCCCACGGCGTTCTCAGCGGCCAGGAAGTCGTAGACACCTTCGTAGGCACCGGTGCCAGCGTTGGTGCCGCCGACCACGTTGGTGATAGTGGCCTCGTCGTTCGCGCCAGCGGTGACGCGGATCACCACGACGACTGCGCCGGCCTGGGCGTAGATCAGATCCAGGCTCTGCTTCAGGGTGCCGGTGGTGCCGAGGGTGGCGTAGTGGCTCTTGCTGGTGACCAGCACCGGAGTGTTGATGGGGAACGCGGCGGCGTTTGCATCGGGTGCAGTGCCGATCAGGCCGATCACGCTGGAGCGGACGGTCTGGATGGGCCGTGCACCAGTGTCGATCTGGAGCACCTCCACGCCGTGGAGGAAGTTGGTGGGCATAGTGGAGGAGCCTCCCGTCGGGTTGATTCTAGGCCGAGCGTCAGACGAGCTCGGCGTCAGCAGCGAAGTGGAACAGCATGCTGGAGACGTAGGCGTTGGGGTGGACCAGGAGCCCGTTCGTGCTGTTGGAGAGCACGACAGGCACGGTGGCCTGGTTCGCCCACACCCCGTTGTAGTACTGGCTGTACTGGTTGGCGGTGCCCGAGCGGTTCCAAAAATTGAGCTGCGGGGTGCCGCGCTTCGTGACGCGATAGGTCACCGCCGGCGCAGGGGGCGCGTAACTGGTGGTCGAGAAGAAGTAGATGCACTGCCCGCCCACCAGGCCGGTGTCGGTGGCGGTGCCGGGAGTGGTGTCGAGGTCGTAGGACTTCTCGTAGTAGCGCTGGCACAGCGCCAGCTCGGTGCCAAGGGGGCGGATCTCGAACGGTGTGCGGAAGCCGCCGGGCTCCACCTGCACCCGGGCGATGTCGAAGGTGCCCGACTGTTGGCCGAGGGTGCCGTTGCGGGCGTTGAAGCTGCTGCCGCCGTCGAACCAGATGTTGAGCGCCAGGTAGTCATCGCCGGCAGTGCCAAGCGTCTTGCCGGCGATGCTGGGCACGTTGACCGTGAGGCTGATCTGCTGCCAGGCGGTGCCGATCGTGAACTTCGTCGCACCGATGCCCGTCACCATGGCGCTGGGTGAGCCGCCGGTGCCGAACCACTGCGCCAGCTCCGCCGCGATCGAGCGGGCGGCATCCGCCTTGGCCAAGAATCTGATGGTGACCGTCTGGCCAGCGAAGGTGCGCACGCCTTCGATCCGCTGCAGCATGATCGAGTAGTTGCTGGCCCCGGCGACGGAGGTGACGACGGCGCGGCTGAAGAACCGCGGCTCGCCTGGCACATCGGTCTGGCCGAGGGTGAACGCCTGGCGGCTCATCACCGCGCTGCTGCCGACGTAGCCATTGAGCCAGCGGTCGGCGGCAAAGGCCGATGCACTGAAACTGGTGCCGCGCTGCCAGACGTCGAAGTTGCCGTTGATGATGGCGTTGCGGAAGCCGGCGAGCGGACCGCCGTTGATGGCGCTGAGCTGCGCAGCGGCAGCCCCGTCGTTGGCCAGGGCCAGGGCGGGGGTGCTTGCGCTGGGGTGCTGCAGCTGCTGGACGCGGAGGTTGCTCATGGTTCAGTGTTTGATGCAGTACAGCAGGGCTACGTTCCTGGGGCGAGTTTCTGTGCCACCGAATGATCCAGTGCCTTGGGGTGAGGAAAAAAATCCAGAGGCAAAGCCGGAGGTGCTGCCAGCTCCGGGAGATGAAATTAACGGCGGGAGCGAGTGCGTGTGCGCCTCAACCTGCGATACCTGTTCCGTGCCAATGCCCCGCCCGGGATCAATGCTTGCGCCGTCATCCCATCCCCGCACAAACTCTCCACGAAGATCGGGGATACTGAACGTGGAAGATCCATTGCCGGGGCCGAACTGGCCCGCCTGCTTCGCGCCCTCGCTGGCGGCGAGGTTGCCTGAAGCCTGCGCATAGGCCCAGAGCTTTGGATAGGTCGCCCTGCTGATAACATCGCCATTGGCTTTCAGCCAGCCAGCCGGGGCCACAATGGCGGGGAAGAGAAGAACCGCACCTGCAGGAACGCCCAGATCATCCGGCACCTGGTACCGCTGCCCATCAGCGACGGCTGGAGCATCGAGCTCCACGAACCCGCTGGTCGAGCCGTTGAGCCGCAGGGTCATGGTGTTACCTCCAGTGCCTCGCGCAGTTCCGCCAAGGTAAGGCCGATTCTCGCCAGCTTCTCTTCTACCGTCAGCTCCGAAACCACTTCGCGCTCGAGGATCCCCTCGCGCAGCCGTGATTGTTCCAGGCCATCAGGCGTCTGGAACCTCAGGTCGAGGCCGCCGATCTCGCCGTTGCCCTGCAGTCGAAGCGCCATCAGACGATCACCCACGTGCTGCCGGCCGAAATGGTCACGGTCACTCCTGCGTTCACTGTAATGGGCCCTGCGCTGACGGCGTTCTTGCCGCTGGCGATCGTGTAGGAGGTGGTCACCACCTGGCCGTTCTCCTGGAAGATCTGATCCGCGCCGCCGCCCGTCGCACCCTGCCCCAGGCCGTTCCAGTTGGTGCCGTCGAAGCCCTCGAACTGGTTGAGGGTGATGTTGAAGCGCAGCGCCCGGCCACTCGGCGCACCGCGTTGTGCGGTGGTGCCGCTGGGCAGGCCGAACGATCCGGTCGCGGTGCTGCTGATGCTGCCGCTGTAGGCCGCCGCCGCCAGGTTGACCGTGCCGGTGAACGTCGGCGATGCCAGGGGCGCGTAGGTGCTCGCCGCAGTGGTGGTCTTGAGGTAGCCCTGGCCGATCACGAACGCAGTCGTCGCCAGCTGCGTGGTGTTGGTGTCCACCGCTGCGGTAGGTGCCGCTGGCGTGCCAGTGAAGGTGGGCGATGCCAGCGCCGCCCGGGTGCTGTCGCTCGGGTGGACGTGATCCTGCCGCGAGAACCGCAGCGAGGTGCCCACTGCCGCCGTCCCTGCACCCAGCGGCACCACGTTGCCGGCCTGGCCCACCACGAACGCCGTGCTGGCGATCTGGGTGGTGTTGGTGTCGGCCGCCGCCGTCGGCGCGGCAGGCGTGCCGGTGAACGTCGGAGACGCCAGGGTGGCCCGCGTTGTCTCCAGCGCGTTGATCTCCGCGTCCAGCGCATCGAGCGCGGCGCGCAGCCGCACCACGTCCTCACTCAGCAGATTGGCGGCGTTGGGCTTCTGGAAGCCCTGCGTTGCCGTGACGTCGTTGATGGGAGGCATGGGATCAGATCACCACGAGACGAAGCTGCCGCAGTTGCGGCCGGGCGGCAGAGGTGCCGGTGAGCGTCAGCCGCACCCTGGTGGTGGTGCCGCCGGCGGTGAAGCTCGACACGGTGAAGACCTGCTCGGTCCAACCGTCGCCCACCGCCGTGCTGCTGGTCTGGCTGACGGACTGCCAGGTGCCGTCCGACTTCTGGAACTCCACCGTCACGCTCGATGCCGCGGGCTGCAGGGACTCGAAGGTGCAGGAGACCTTCGCGTTGGCCGCGCAGGGAATCGCCCGGGACACGTAGGTGCCGGTCTCGCCAAGGTTGCCGAGCACCGCCTGGGTGCCGGCAAACAACAGCGGGCTCTCGGTCGTGGTGCCGCTCAGCACCGCCGAGAGAGTGAGCGGCACGTTGATGTCTTCCGCCAGCTGGATGCGGGCGTTGTCCGAGCCACGGATCTGGCCGCCGTCCGGCTTGGTGAAGACGAACTGCACATCGGTGGCGCTGCTGACCCGTTCGACCCCAGCAAGGGCCACCAGGTCGGTGGTGTCGCCCACGGCCGCGAGGATCGTCCCCGTGGCAGGCGTCGCCGGGCTGCCGCTCACGGTGAACGTGTAGGTGTTGGCCCCAGTTGAGGTGATCGTGACTGCGCCGTTGTACCCGCTCTGGGTGGCGCCGCTATGAACCACCTTCTGCCCGGTAACGAAGGGATGGGCGCCGCCGACCCACGTGGCCGTCGCGGTGGTGCCGCTCCTGGTGATCGTGACCGTGCCGGCCTTCAGCTGGCCCAGGAAGACGGTGCGGCTGTTACTGCTGAACAGGGCCCCGTACATGCGGAAAGTGAGGTCCGACTCCTGCACGGGCGTCCAGGTGCTGGCGTTGGAGCTCTTCAGCATCGTACCGATCGTGTACGGCTGGCTGGTGACGAACGCATTGGCCACCGAATCGAACTTACCGAGCTCTGCCAGACCCACTGCATGGGTGGGGTCATCGGTAAGCAGCACCATGGCGTACTCGACTCCTGCTTGCAGGTAGACCGGCCGGGTGAGGCTGACCTTGTTCCAAGCCCCCACCGCGATAGCGCTGCCCTGCAGCACACCCTCCGCCAGGGTGGTCGCGTTCGGCAGGCCAAGCTCCGTCTCCCGGATCTCCAGGTAGACCTTGTTGCTGCTGCTGCCCTTCGCGGTGAACTTGAAGTCGACGCCGGTGACGTGCCTGGATTGATCGAGGCGGAAGGTCTGCGCCAGCGGATCCCAGAACCGCGTCTCGATCGTGGTGAGTTGCCGCTGGGTGCGGCTGACGATCGTGCCAGCGCCGATGAACCGCGCTGCGCCAAAGGATCCCTGGTTGCCCAGAAATGTGACGCGCTTGGTGCCGACTGGCACGTTGGCCGGGATCGTGAATGACCCCGTGATCTGTCCGGCTGCGTTCGCTGTGAGAGGCATGATCAGGCAGGGGTGACGTTGATCCCGTCGAACTTCACCTCGGTGAGCGTCTCACCGGAATCGAAGCCCTCCAGGGTGAAGTTGATGGTGATGGGTCTAAGAAATTGTGCCGGCCGTTGGCTCTCGCTCAGCAGTTCCGTTCTGGTGGTGCTGGAAACGCTCTGGATCGTGAACGCACCGGTCGCGCCGAGCCAGGTGTTGATCTGCTCCGTCGCCGGCGATGTCCAGATGGTGTCGATCACCGTGAAGCGGTCGACGGATGGCGTGAGGATGATGGCGGCGGGGATCGGGTCGAACGTCTGGTACGGGTTGATCGGGCTGCTGCCGGTCTGCTGCGTCTGCTGCAGGATGATCTCCTCGGTGTAGACGAGCATCCAATCCTGCGTGTTGTTGCTTGGGGCCTGGTAGGCGGTGAGGGCGATCGGCAGCTGCAGCGTTCCGCTCACCACCGCTGCGGTCTGCGTGATGCCCTGGTCTCGCAGGTCATCATCGAGGAACGGATCGACGAACACACCCCGCTTGCTGCTGGGCTCGCGGGAGCTAATGTCGTTCCGCAGACGCTCCAGCGCCACCAGGTCGAACAAATCGACGATCAACGTCCGCATCCGCTCCAACTGGTCGAAGGGGATGGCGCGGATGCCGTCGTTGCTGATGTTTGGCGTCGCGCCCCACTTCCACTCGATCGTCGCCAGGCTCAGCAGGTTGCTCGGCACCGCCGGCGGCAGCGCGTTGAACCTGCTGCTGATGCCCTTCACCAGGCTGAACGCTCCCTCGCGGTCGATGCAGAGGCGGTCGTAGCGCGGCAGCTTCCACCGGTAGTCGGTCAACACCAGGCTGCCGTTCACCCCGCCGGTGATCGTCAGCACGCCGGTCTGCAGGTCGATCGCATCGGGCGTCACCGCACCCAGGTACTGGTAGGTGACGGAGTAGCTAAAGCCGGGAGCGGGCTCGATCGCGCCGCCGCCGGTGGGGCTCCAGTCCACCTTGTCGCCGTTCAAGAAGTAGTCCCGTGGTGACTGGTAGGTGGTGCCGCCCTGCGTCACGCTCAGGATGCTCAGCACCGACACATCGGGCAGCGTGTCCTGGCCGCCGGAGAAGCCGCCCCGCGTGAGGCTGACCGTCTTCTGCCGGGTGATCACCACGCCCAGCACGGCATCGAGCGGGAAGCGGTTCATCTGCACCGTCGCGGTGCCGCCCGTGGTGCCGGTGAACACGTCCGGCTCGGAGGTCACAACCTCCAGGTCCGGGTTGTCGGTGAAGTTGGTGCGACTCGCGGTGGGCTTGTCGACCTTGTAGCCGAAGATGTTGCCCACACCCTCGCGGATGCTGAAGGTGTTGACGCCGAGGGAGTAGCCCGCACTGCGGACGGTAAGGCCGGTGACGATGTAGTTCCCGTTGCTTTCCCGGTCGTACCGGGCCAGGGCCTCCATGAACGAGTTATCGCTGCTCACCCCCTGCTGGTTCAGCAGGGAGCCGTCGATCACCAGGTAGATCGGGTAGAAGACGCCGGGGAGCGACTCGCCACTGTGGCCCCAGGTCGGGGTGACGCGGAGGCGGCCAGCGCCAGGCTCGGTGTAGCTGCGGGTGCCGACCGCCGGACTACGCATGTCAGGATCCTGCAGCTCGGTCAGCTCCTCATCCAGCAGGAACACACCGATCCGCACCAGGCCGGTGAGGGGGATGGTGAAACTGCGGAGCACCACACTGCGAACGGCCGCCCGCAGGTAGATCTTGCTGCCGGGGCACGTCGTCGCGCCGGTAGTGAGATTGATGACAGGCGGCGTGCCCTCGATCACCGTGCCATCAGTGAAGACCGCATCAGCGATGCGCTTCAGCCGGTCGATGATGGTGCTCTGCGCCTCGTTCAGCTCGGCGGATTGAACACCCTTGCCAGCGCGAAACAGCAGCTCGTCGTAACGGTCTGCTGCATCGAAGCGGTTGTAGTAGCCGGGAAGAGTCATGGTTTAGAGCGTCACCACAAACTCGAAGAGCTGACGAGTGGTGACCTCGCGGACGATCGGCGCGTTGCGCTCGATCACCAGCAGCGTGCCCGGGCTTTGCACCTGACTGGGCAGGAGGTACATCTGCCCTGCAGGTACACCAGAAGCTGCCACCGTGTCTATGAAAATGGCGCGTTCGCGGATGGTGCTGCCTACACCATCGGCGAAGTCGAAAAAGAACTTGAAGTAGAGGCTAACTGTGGGAGTAGAGGTGATGCTGTACTTGCCCTGCGGCACTTCGATGGCACCGTTCGCATCGGCCACCACGTATTCAACCTGGCTGGCCTTGCGCCGGCCCACCTCTGCCACCAGGGCGGTGTCGCTCACGGACGGATCCGGCGGAGTCGAGCCCCAGCCGGTGTTGCCGCTGCCCCAGGCCATGTGAGCAGTCCGGGCCTTGATCGCCGTAGCGATGACCGTCCGCCCGCTCAGTGTCAGAAAAGCTGCCATCGCCTCATGCCCCTCCCACGGATTCTACTCAGGTCGACGTGGTGACCTTGCTGCTTACCAGGTAGCCCGCGCCCTCCCAGGAGAAGTTCCCCCAGGCCAACGCCGAGGTCCAGTTGGTGCCGCTCTCGAACCGGCTGGCGGTCGTCGGGAGGTATTCCGTGCGCCCCCAACTCAGCGTGGTGCCAACCTCGCCGGCAACGCTGATGCCGGAAAACCAGAGGATGCCGTCGACAGCGGTTGGATCGAGGTTGACGCTGCTGCCGCGGTAGTCGCCGTAGCTGATCTGCGGCCAGTCCGGCCGCGGCCGCACGCCACTGTGGTCGTCGAGCATCGCGCCATCGTCCAGCAGGCTGTCGTCCAGCATGAAGCGGCGGAAGTCGTAGACCGAGTAGATCCGCTGCAGCCGTGACCGCACCGGCGCGCTGAGCTGCGCCAACGCCGTGATCTGGCTGATGATCGCCTCGCCGCTCGTCGGCGCATCGAGGCCGATCTGAAACTCCGCCCAGCGATAGGAGCCGCCTTCGGATTCGTCCACCTCGCCATCGAGGCCCAGCCAGCCGAGCGCCTGGAGGATCGCCGCCGGCGTGCCCCGGATCCGCTGCCACTCAACGCCATCGGCGATCGCCGCACGTTGGTCGCTCAGGTAGGGCAGGATCTCCGCCAGCCCATACTCGAACACCAGCCATGGCACCACGCTGTCGGGGATGTCGGTCCGCTTCGCCGTGCGGATGGTGGGCACCGGGGCCGCGGCGCGCACCAGGCTTGAGGTCACGCGCGACAGGTCGCGCTCCAGCGTGGTGGCGTTGGGCGGCAGCAGGTCGTAGCGGCTCGCCGTCATCGGTCAACGCCCGCGAAAATGAGCGACACCGCGCCCAGGGCCGGGGCGGTGGTGGGGCTGCAGATCACATCCGCCGCCGGGGCGGTGAGCTCCACGCGTTGCACGCCGGCGGCGTGGAGAGTGGCGATGAGCCAGGAGCGGGTGACGTTCCAGCCGAGGCCCGACTGCGCGGTGAACGCGGCGGTGAGCGTCGATGCCAGGCTGTCGAACACCGTGGTGGGCGTGCTAGGCAGCAAGTAGATCGAGGCGGTCACAGGCACCGTGGTGATCGTCGCGCCCGTCACCATCACGGTGTCGGTCACCACTCGCACGCTGTCGCTCTGCAGCACGGAGTCCACCGCCTCGAGCAGCTCGGCGCTCGCCAGGCCGGTGCCGATCTTGCTCAGCACCGCCACCAGCACTTCGCCCGGGGCGGGGGAGCTCACCGACACGTCGCGCACGTCCGGGTCGGCGGTGAGCGCGTGGTAGCGGTACCAGGAAGCGCCGCCGGCGGAGCTGCTGCCCTGGATCCGGTCGATCGTCCTGCTCTGCAGCGCCGCATCGGTCTCGCCCGCCAGGCGGGTGACGCCATAGAACGCGGCGAGGTTGTCGAGATCAGGGCCGGCCGCGTAGCGCAGCAGGGTGGCGCGCAGCGCGTCGTTCACCCGCTGCCGGAGGATTAGCTCGCGGGCCGCCGCAACCTCCAGGATCTTCACCCCCGGATCGCTCTCCAGGATCTCGGTGTAGGACGGGTCGCGGGCCTGCAGGTCCGCCAGCATCTCCTGCAGGATCGTCTCGAAGTCGAGCGCCTCGATGATCTCCGGGTCAGGGATGGTCGAGAAGTCGATCGTGGCCATCAGAGCACCAACCCCTCGAACGTGACCTGCTGGCCGTTGATCAGATAGTAGCCAGACAGGCTGAGCTGGATCTGCCCGTCAGCCGTCACGCTGTCGATCGTGAGGCGCTCCACCTTGAGCCGCGGCTCCCACCGGTCGAGCGCCTCGGCCGCGGCCGCCACCATGTCCGCGACGAGCGACTGGTTGATGGGGCGATCGAGCAGGCCCATGAGGCGGGAGCCGTAGTCGCGTCGATGCACCCGCGTCCCCAGGGGCGTGGTGAGGATGTCCGTGATCGACTGCTTTAGGTGGTCGAAGCCACCAAGCGCAGCGCCAGTGTCGCGGCTCATGCCGGCCATCAGTTCACCTCCACATCGGGACTGCCGCCCTGGAGGGTGGCACCACATGCAGTCTGATCCCCCACGCGGGCGACGGCCTGGCCGTTGGCGGTGGTGTCGGGGCTGCCGGTGACGATGGCGTTGGGCCCGTGAATCGGGCAGTTGTAGGTGTCACCCACGCGCGCCACCGCGATGCCGTTGGCGGTCACGTCGGGGCTGCCGGTGGCGACTGCGCCGCCATGGCTGCCTAGATCACCGATGCGGATCACGGCTGGCATCGTCAGGCAGCGGGGGGATTGAGCTGCAGCTGCGGGGCGCTGAGCTTGATCGCTTCCTCGGCCTCCACCAGCAGCCGCTTCACCTTGATGGTCGCCTCCGGCATGTCGTCGCCCGTGGCCTCCGCATCGACGCTGATCTCGGCGGTGCACAGCCTGATGCGCTTCGCCTTGAACACCACCTGGGAGTTGCTGGCGCTCGCGTCGACCGTGAAGGTGTGGTTCTGGCGGTCGTACTCGACCACGGTGCCGTCGTCGTAGGTGCGGCGGTGGAGGCCCGCGCGGTCGCCGTTGGCGTTGCCGTCGCTGAACAGGCCAGGGATAGCGACGCCATTGGTCAGCTCGCCCGATGGGGCCAAGAGCATCACCACTTCGCCCACCTCCGGCGGATCCCACACCCGGTCCTTGCCCGCGCGGGGGCTGAACCAGGGCAGCCAGTCGGTGAGAATCGCGTCATCCTGGAGGGAAACGCGGATGGCCGGGAAGCCGGCCGTCTCGCCGCTGTAGTCCGCCTCCGCCACGGTGCCGTAGCGGGCGACGTTGCTCAGCCGGCGCGCGTGATCAGTGGCCTCTCGGCCCCCGACACCGCTGGTGATCTGGTCATCCCGCTGGAGTTGAAACATGGGCCTGCCACATGGCGCGAGTGACGAGGGAGGGCTCAGCAGCGAGGCTGTCGTCGGGCAGCATCAGCAGCTGGGAGGCGTACAGGAAGATGCCCTGCCTGATGGGGTGGGGGCAAGGGTCGGGGATGGGCCGGCCGATGAAGGCCTCGGCCGCGGCGGTCGCACGCTCCAGGGCGGGGCGGGCGCGGTCGGCGTCGACGGTGGTGCCGATGAAGCCCTCCAACGCCTCCAGCGAGAGGTCCAGGGGCGGCGGTGGAGGTGCCTTGCGGCGGCGGGTGGTGGCCATCAGGGTGTGGGATCCGGGGTGCCGTTGACGATGATTGTCGCGCCGCCGGTGGGGCAGACGGTGCCGATGCTGTCGGCAGGACAGCCTGGGGTGACCTGCCCACCAGGGTAGGCACCGGACTGCTCCAGGGAGCCGTCGCTGATGACGTAAGGGTTGCTGCAGGTGCGGTAAGGGATGTTGTGCTCGACCGCATATCGGAGGGTGGTGGCGTTGGTGGTGAGGCTGCCGTCGAAGTCTGGCGGCTCGGAGCTGGTGTCCATCAGCATGGCGTCGGCAGACTCGAAGCCTGGGATGACCCAGGCCTGGAGGGCTGCCTCCACCTGCTGGGCCATGGTGTCGAGATCCTCGTCCAGGTCGTCGTAGGACTGCGCGACGCAGATGACGGAGACGATGCAGCGACGACGCTCGAAGCCATCGAAGCCGGAGGTGGAGCGGTCGATGGCCTGCTCCGGCTCCCGGGTGTGCACCACGATGGCGGGCAGCTCGGGCTCCTCGATCGGCATGAGCCGGCCGGAGTAGACCCGCTGACCCAGCGAGGGGATGGCCGCGCGGAGCTGCGTGACGAACGCCTGGCGGAGAAGGGTGCGGGGGTGGGTGTAGTCGTGCTCTGGTGGCATGGTTAATCTGTGCACCGTGCTCAGGCTAGGCAGGCTGATCGGGCGCTCCCAGTGAGTTGATCAGATCCGCCGGCAGGTTGCAGGCGATGGCAATCTGCTCCATTCCGGTGGCCACGTCCTCGCTGACCAAATGGGCCTGACGCAGGATCAGCCACGCGCCAATGAACATGCTGGCATCGTTTTGCTCCCCCGCCGCCAAAACTATGGCGCCAATGTCATTGAGGGCTGTTGCGGCCCGCAATAGCCGCTGCTGCCTGATACCGTCTGCCGTTGGCAGTTCGGATTGAATGATTTGCTGCGCCTGGATTCGGGCGGCGGCGAACTCAGTCGATTGGAGTAGCGCGGTCTGAAACCCTTGCCAGTTGGCCTGAATTTGGCCATTGATTTCAAAAAACGACTCAGCTTGCTCTGTCGTAGCGAAATAGTGCCACCCTTCAACAGGATAAGCGTATGTTTCACGTAACTCCAAAAGCAGGGTGAAGTTTGGCGCGTAGACAGAGCCTGGTGCAAAACGAAGCACTTGGCCGTCGAACTTGTAAAAGCCTGCTGTAGTTGTCATGCGGTCACCGTCCAGCCTTTTGCAGTGGCGATAGTTGGATTGTAGCCCGACTGACCGATGCCATAGTTGCCCGTAACTGTGATAGTTTGCCCAGTTACAGTGGGCAAGCCAGTGAAGATTTCATTTAACGCAGCAGCTGAGAGCTTGCAATTTGCCACGCTAAATGAGAAACGCATCCCGGTGACCGGTATGCGAGCAAGCTGCGGGGACGCGACGAAACCTGATGCGTTAGCGGATGCCGCTACGCCGCTCATGCTCATGGCGGGTATGGCTTGCAGCGAAGAGCAACTGTTAAACATATTGCTCATGTTGTTTACAGCTGCAACTGATCCAGGGAAAGCAGGTATGGCTTGCAGCGAAGAGCAACTGTTAAACATATTGCTCATGTTGTTTACAGCTGCAACTGATCCAGGGAAAGCAGGTATGGCTTGCAGGGACGAACAATTCTGAAACATGCTGGTCATGCTGGATACAGTTGCGACTGATCCAGGGAAGGGGGGTATGGTTTCTAGGGATGAACAATTTTGAAACATATTGCTCATGTTGTTTACAGCTGCAACTGATCCAGGGAAAGCAGGTATGGTTTGCAGGGACGAACAATTCTGAAACATGCCGACCATTGTCGTTAAAGCGCCATAAGCGACTAGGTTTACTTTTTCGAGGTATCTATGCGCTATGGCCGTACCGCCAAGAGTAAAGCCTGTCCCGCTAACATTGGGGACAGAAATAGCCAAATCTAGCCAGCCAGTTGCGTAAGCCTGTAGTCCTGCTTGATTATTTTTCACTGAAAAATTGACAACCGTTAAGTTGTGGCCGGCTTGCGGTGTTATTGTTACAAGTGCCACCTTGTAAGGTAGCAGGGTTGCGCTGCCGTTATTCGTGAGTGTTACCGGGCTACCGCCAGGAGTAGCAGACACCTGAAAAGAGTCTGCTGTTGGGTTGATTACATAGTAAGACTGACCCTCGCTAAGGCCAGTTGTCGTGAGAATGTTGTAAAACTGGGTTTTGGCGCCTGCTTGATGCCCGTGCGCCGTGCGATTTACTCTACTGGTTGACGCAGTAAACGTTACCGGGCAATCAGTGCCGGCTAAGTCTGAGTCGTTAAAACTGAACTCATAATTTGCTTGTGTATTACTTGCGTAATTTGTCGTAGATCCGTCGCCATAGTCGATTGTATAAGCTCCTGTCGCGTTAAACGCAAAAAAATTGCCGCCATTTCCTGTACCATCGCCGGGCCACACGGCGTAAAGTCCTACAATTTTTTGCTCTGCCGCTGTTACGTCCGGGAGGACTGGCCACGCGGAATTGCGGACCCAGCCGCCTACCAGAGTGGTTCCACCGCCGCCAACATCAATAAAAACGCCAGCTTCCTTGACTTTCAGCCCCATCAGATGCCACCTATCCAGAGATCGCCGTTTACGGCATTGACAGGCTCTACGGTCCCAATCCAGTAGACCGCGGTCACTCCTGACGGACGCGCCGTGCTGGCGTTTGATCCATGAGTGACAGCGGTCACAGCGCCCTCAGCAGAAGCGGAGATCGTCTGGTTGGGCCAGGTGCCGCTGATGCTGATGTTGGCGCCCGCCACCAGGCCCGGGGTTGTAGTGCCAGTGCCGCCATTGGCCACCGGCAAGATGCCGGTCACGCCAGTGGCCAGGGGCAGGCCCGTGGCATTGGTGAGCGTCAGCCCCGAAGGCGTGCCGCCAGCCCCGCCCAGGACAACCGGTGCGCCGACCGAGCCGACGTTGGCGGCCAGTGCGGTGGCAACGCCGGTTCCCAGGCCGGTAACGCTGTTAAGGGCTGGGGTGATTGTGGTCGAGCTGGCCGCAGTGATTAAGCCCTTGGCGTTGACCGTGAAGGTCGGGGCTGCAGTTGCTGAGCCGAACGACCCCACGTTCGTGTTGACCGTCGCAAGGGTCAGAACAGTCGAGCCGGTAGCGTCTCCGGTGTGATTGGCGTTAGAAACCAGGCCGGAATAGAGGGTATTTACTGCATTGTCCCCGGTGTTGGTGCCACTGCTTGTGCCCGAGAAGGTGCCGCTCTGCGTTGCCAGGGTGCCCAGCCCTAGGCTGGTGCGGGCGGTCGCTGCGTTCAGGCCTGTGCTGCTGCCGTCCCACCGCAGCCGCTCGCTAAACGCCGTGTTCCAGTTGGCCTGGCTGCTGTCGGGCGGCAGGCTGTAGCCAGCAGCGAAGCTCAGGGTGATGTTGCCGCTGGTCGTTACCGGCGAGCCGCTCACCGCGAAGCCCGTCGGGGCAACTAAGCCCACGCTGGTCACGGTTCCAGATCCGCCGCCGCCGCCTGTCACGCTGGCGCTTAGCACGCCGCCGCTCAGCGTCAAGTTTGCGCCGAGAGAGATTTCTTCGGCCACGCCCGCACCGGCGCTGCTGCGCCCCAGCAGCCGGCTGGTGGCCATGCTGATCGAGATCACCGGGACGCTGCCGCCGCTGCTGGTGATCGGCCCGGTTGCCGTCACGCCTGTGACGGTGCCAGCGCCGAGGGCCGTCCTGGCGGCGGCTGCATCGGCCTGCGTCAGCAGCGACCGCCCGAAAGTCGTAGTCGTCAGCGCCGCGATCGATGTCAGATCAGAGTCGAGGGGCTGGTAGCTGCCCAGCGCTGCAGGCTGAACAGCGGTGGCCGCAAGAGATCCCTGCGCGGCGGTGGCGAAATCGCTGCTTGCCGCCGTTGCGGCCGATCCCAGCCCCAGGCTGGCGCGGGCAATCGTTGCGTTCAGGCCCGTGCTGCTGCCGT